TGAAAAGACAAACGACAACGATTATAAGAGGTATAAAGCGCTAACGTCGGGATTTATGGATTCGGCATCAATAAGAAAGGCGGCAATGTTGCAAAAGACCGCATTAATAGAATTGCAAGATACTGAACTACATAAATTATTAGACCGCCCAAATCCAGCACAATCTTACAGCTCCTGGCTTACTGAAATTATCGCATTTGGTAAATTAACCGGCAATAGGTACATCTATGGTATTGGGCCGGAAACTGGAGATAACAAAGGAAAGTTTAGCGAGTTGTATGTAATGCCGAGTCAAAATATGGAAATCATATCTAACGGCCTAATGAATCCGGTATCAAAGTATAAACTAGATTATAACGGCACAAAATATATTGATGCTTCTGAAATTTGCCACATAAAAGACTTTAACCCATACTACGACGGAACTGGATCACATTTATACGGACAGTCGCCATTACGCGCCGGATTACGCTCACTAACTACAAACAATGAAGCGGTACAAACTGGCGTAAAATACTTACAAAATCAAACGGCTAGAGGTTTGCTAACTTCTGAAATGAATGATATTACCGAAGTCCAAGCAAAGCAATTAAAAGATAAATTTAGGAGACAGCACCAAGGATCTGACAAGGCTGGAGACATCATAATAACGCCGAATAAAATGTCTTGGGTAAATTTTGGTTTAAATGCTGCTGATGTGTCATTAATTGAGCAATACAACGCATCTATTAAAGATTTATGTAATATTTACAATGTACCGGTACAATTGCTAAACAATACAGATTCTAGCTCATACAATAACCAAAAAGAAGCAAAAAAGGCATTATATCAAAACGTTATAATACCTGAACTAATTAAAATTAAAGACGAGTTAAACAGATGGCTAGTTCCTAAATATGGCGATAATTTATGTGTAGAGTTTGATTTTTCTGTTATTCCGGAATTACAAGAAGAAACCGAGAAAGTAGTAGAGCAGTTATCTAAAGCGTGGTGGATTACTCCAAATGAAAAGAGGGCCGCAATGAACTACGGAAAGGATGAAGAAAATACAACTTTAGACGATTATTTTATTCCGGCGAATCTAATACCTACCAATCCGAGCGATATAGATATACCTATTGATTCGATTGATGTAGATATTGATAAATTACTGAAGCAAAAAGGCGAATAATTGAAGTTAGACCGCGACAAATGGCAAAAGGCTTTTGAGAGAGAGCTTAAAAAAGCCGAAAAAAAGCAATTAGCTAAAGTAAAAAGATACTACAAAGATCAGTATTTTAAAGGCGTTAATTCTTTTTTATCTGACGGACAGACTACATTTCAACTATTATTTTATACCGGCGATATAATAAAAATTTATCGAGACTTATACGAGGATATCGGTTTGCAATTTGCGAAATGGTACGCTAAAGGATTCGACAAATACATTAAAAAGGGCGTCAATCCGTCTCAATACGTTAGCCAATGGCAAAACACATTCGCAGCTTTAGGCTCTGCTGTAGGTGCTGAAAGAGTTACCTTAGTAAGTGGTACGGCAAAAGCTACATTAGTTAAAATAACACAGCAGCTAATGACGGATATAGATTTTCAAAACTCAGGAATTGACGAAAAAACTAGAATTTTAAGAAATCAATTTACAAACTATTCTACATTCCAGGCAGAGAGATTGGTTAGAACGGAAGCAACAAACGCGGCAAACTTTGCAACAATGGCATCCGCCGAGACAATTTTTCCGGCCGAAGATTTGCAAAAAGAATGGATAGCAGCAACAGACGAAAGAACAAGAACGACGCATCGAGAAGTAAAGCCTAAAATAGTAAACCAAAAAGACACGTTTAACGTTGGAGGTAGTCAGATGTTATATCCTGGCGATCCTAGAGGCCCAGCAAAAGAGGTTATTAATTGTCGTTGTTCAATTGCTTCATTTCCAAAAGAAGATGCACAAGCTACCGGAGAAATAAGCGACATAGGTTTCGGCGTTTCTTTAGGAGATAATCAAAAAATTTAAATTTCGTATATTTACAAAAATTATCAGATGAATACTATTTTATATAAGCAAGCGCCAGTAGGACAGTTAATAGATGCAGACGAAAAGGCCGGTATAATTAAAGGCTATGGCTCTATTTTTGGAAATAGAGACTCTGACAATGACATTATAACTAAAGGCGCATATAAAAAGACAATCGCTGAGAATGGATCACGCGTAAAGTATTTGTATCAACACGATATGAACCAGCCAATCGGTAAAATGACCGAATTGTATGAAGATGACAAAGGACTTGTTTTTGTTGCTGAAATTGCTAAAACGCAACTAGGTAAAGATGTTGTAGAGCTTATGAAGTCCGGAGTAATAACCGAAAATAGTGTCGGTATATTACCAATACAAAAGCAAAACAAAGCCGATTATAGAGAAATAAACGAAGTAAAACTATATGAGATTAGCGCCGTTACTTTGGCAGCTAACGACCAGGCGTTGATATTAGACGTAAAAGGAAATGTAGATTTAGAAAAACTATCAAAGAGGTATGACAACCTCTCAAAATTGCTAAGAAAGGGCCAAATTTCTGACGAGATGGGTTACGCTTTAGAAGCTGAAGTATTAAAATTGAAATCGTTATTTATAGAGTTCACGAAGCCGACAAATGTAGTCACTTCGCCGAATGTTGAGGTAAAATCCAATGATTCCGAAGTATTAAACTATTTGTATAATTCGTTAAACCAAAAAAATGAACGAAGAATTAAAAGGTCAGATTGACAATATTACAAAGTCAATTGACGCAAAGATTGAAAAATCAAATGTTGAGGTAGTAAACTCAATCGAAGTAAAAGCAAGCGAGATTGTAAAATCCGAAGTTGCTGAAATCACAACTAAATTTAACGAGCGTTTTGATGCTTTTGAAGTTGCTAATAAAAAGCAATTCAATAGCCAAAAAACAGTATCTTTTAAAAGCGCTTTAAAAGACGCTTTAGAAAATGGCGCAATTGATGGACTTAAAAAAGGACATTCACAAAGCGCAAGATTTGAAATTAAAGCCGATATGACTGTAGGCGCTGACTTTACCGGAGAGGTAATCGCAGCCGATAGAGTGCCAGGATATAAATTTGATCCAACAAGACCGGTACATATTAGACAATTATTGTCTATCGGATCAACTCAAAGCGATGTTGTTCGATATGTAAAAGAGTCAGGATATACTAACGCTGCTGCAATAACTGCCGAGGGTGCTACATTTGCGCAATCTGACTTCGATATGACAGCAGTAAACGCGAACGTTAAGAAAATCGGAACTTACTTCCGTATTTCTGAAGAAATGTTGGCAGATACTCCTCAATTAACTTCTTATTTATCGGCTAGAGCGCCTGAGAAATTGCTAGAGGTTGAAGATGCGAACATTTTAACTGGAAACGATTTAGGAGGTATCATAAACTCTGCTCCGGCTTTTGCTGCTGGCGATTATGCTGATAGTGTGGAGTCTGCTAATCAATTCGATGTAATAGTTGCTTCATTAAATCAATTAGCTTTATTAAACTACAAAGCTGATACTATTTTATTAAATCCTACTGATTTTCATAAAATACTATTGTTAAAAGATACTACTAACAACTATCTTAAAGACCAAGTTTACGGAGGTTTAACGCCAGTATTTATGGGCGTAAGAGTTGTATTAAACAGCGCTATAACTGCTGGAGATTTCTTAATAGGTAACTTCTCAGTAGGTACTCAATTATGGGTACGTCAGGGTGTAAATGTTGAATTCTTTAGAGAAGATGGAACTAACGTAAGAGATGGCTTTGTAACTGTTAGAGTATCTGAAAGGATCGCACTTACAAACTACCTACCTAATGCGTTTGTAAAAGGAACTTTTGCTACTGCCCAGGCAGCTTTAGAGACTCCTTAATAAATAAAATAATTTATTTTAAAAGGCTTAGATTAATTTCTAGGCCTTTTTTTTTGGTTAAAAATTAAAATTTTTCTTTTAATTAAAGATATTTTTTTATATTTGCTAACTAAATTGTGTATGATTTAGTGTGTATAAATTAACGACAAACTAGTAATAATTAAAAACAGATATTATGAAAGCAGATTTAAGAATTGACCAAGATGATTTAAAA